ACCCAAAAGCCATGCAAGAGGAAGCGTAAGCCGACTCCTAGTAGAGCTGGCAATCGCTACTCGGATTCCTATGGATCATTGGAAAACGGCTGAGGATATCTTAACCGCGATTGAGATACTAGAGGAGCGGAATGGCAAGTGAGCTAGTAGCACTAGACCAGACCGAGCTTCGCCAGGTATTTAAGGCGCTTAAAGGTATGACTACAGAAGCTAACGATGAAGCTAAACGCCAAGCGGGAGCATTGGCGGAGTTCGCTAAGGCTGAGGTAACTCAGACCGCTGGACGAATCAATAGCCGTAATGTAGCTAGTCGTATTGCTAGTGGATCGCGTGTAAAGAAGTCAAGCCGTATCGGTGAGATTACTTACGGATTTGCTTCTCAGAAGTTCTCAGGTGGGGCAACCACCAAGGATATCTGGGGCGGTTCTGAGTTTGGTTCTAACAAGTTTAAACAGTTCCCAGTTTGGTCAGGGCGTGAAGGTCGTGGCTCTAAAGGCTGGTTTATCTATCCAACGCTTCGCAGGATTCAACCTGAGATAGTTGCTAGATGGACTGCCTCATTTGATAAGATTCTAAAGGAGTGGACATAATGGCTACAGGCACCAGAGCATTAACGCTCAAGCTCCTTGCCGATGTTGATAACTTTACTAAGAATCTCAACAAAGCCGATAACGATGTTTCGACCTTTGGCGATAAGGTTTCAGACTTTGGCAAGAAGGCTGGTTTAGCCTTTGCAGCCGCAGGAGCTGCAGCCGTTGCCTATGCAGGAAAGCTCGCAATCGATGGCGTTAAGTCAGCTATTGCAGATGCAGCCGCTCAAGAGAAGTTAGCGCTTACCCTTAAGAATGTAACAGGGGCTACAGAGGCACAGATAGCCGCTACAGAGGATTACATCACCAAGACCTCATTAGCCTTTGGCGTTACAGATGACGAGCTCAGACCGTCCTTAGAACGCCTTGCACGATCTACAGGAGATTTACAGAAGGCTCAAGAGCTACAGACAGTTGCAATCGATGTTGCGGCTGGTTCAGGTAAATCACTTGAGGCAGTTACCAACGCTATGGCTAAAGCGGCTGAAGGCAATACCGCATCATTAGCTAAGTTAGGCATCGGATTATCATCAGCCGAGCTAAAGACTATGAGCATGGAGCAGATTACTGCCAAGCTTGCAGATACCTTTGAGAACCAGGCTTCAGTCAAGGCAGATACCTTTGCTGGCAAAATGGCTCGACTACAGATTGCTTTCGATGAAGGCAAGGAAACCGTGGGCGCATTTATTCTCGATGCCATTACACCTATGGTCGAAACGATTGTAAACCAGGTTATACCAGCTATCTCAAACTTTACTAGCAATCTTGGTGAGAAGCTTCAACCAGCAATCAAAGTGATTCAGCCAATTATCAATGGACTACGCAACGCTTTCAATTCAGTCAAAAATTCACTAGAAGAAAACAATACTCAGCTTCAGCCATTCTATGATTTCATGGTAGCTATATTTAACTTTGCTAAAGATTATTTAGCGCCATTCTTAGGTAAGGTACTAGGCGCGGCGTTCACCGCTCTTGGCAAGATTATCTCAGGAGTTATTAATACTTTCGCAGGATTCGTCTCAACCTTAGCTAATATCTATGATCGCATTACTGGCATCATCAATGCTATTCGTTCAGCTGCTTCAGCCGTTTCTGGCTTCTTTGGTGGCAACGACAATGTATCTACTCCGACACCTAGCCGAGTAACATCACCAGTCGTTCCACGCGTAGCTCAATCATCAAGCCAGACTAACATTACAGTTAATGGAGCTATCGACCCTGAAGGTACTGCTCGCACAATCGTAGATGTCCTCAACCGTTCCCAAGCTAGAGGAACCCTAGGCGCAGGTCAGCTAGTCCTACCATGACCGCATATACACCCGATTACAAGGTTATCGTCAATGGGGTTGAGTTATCCAATGTAACAATAGCCGACCTCACTATTACCTCAGGGCGAACAGATATTTATCAGCAACCAGTAGCGGGCTATTGCCAGCTTGCTTTACTCAATTTTAATAACACTACTTATGACTTCAATGTCGGTTCTGGGATTACAGTAGAAGTTACAAATTCGGTCGGCGCTTACATCCCTATCTTTGGCGGGCTAGTTTCAGATTTTACAATAACAGTCAATAGCGCTGGATCACTAGGCTATACGACTATTGCCACGATTACCGCTCTTGGAGCTTTATCTAAACTGCCTAAGATTATCGATGAAGGCATACTGTCTCAAGACCAAGACGGAGACCAGATTTACACCCTTTTATCAGGTTACTTGCTAGGGTCATGGAGCGATGTGCCAGCGGCTCAGACTTGGGCTACTTACGACCCTACCGAAACATGGGAAAATGCCGTAAACATTGGTTTAGGCGATATTGACCGACCTGGTAGCTACGACATGATTTCACGATCTGCCAGCAATACCGACCTTTATTCATTAACAACCGCCATCGCTAATTCAGCTTTTGGAGTTCTTTATGAGGATGCAAACGGCAATATCGGTTATGCAGATTCAACCCATCGTCAGGATTACCTGGCTAACAATGGCTACACAACTTTAGATGCCAACCATGCCAACGGACTTGGGCTATCTGCTACGACTCGAGCTGGAGACCTACGCAATAGCTATACCATTAACTACGACAATAACGCTAACCAGACTTACACCGCTACCGACCTAGTTAGCCAAGCTAATTACGGAGTATACGCCGAGCAGTTTACATCTCGAATCAAAAACACAATAGATGCTGAAGCCCTAGCAGATCGTTATATCGAGCTTCGAGCTAATCCTTACCCTAAGTTTCAGAGCATCACTTTCGTACTTGGAAACCCTGAGATAGACGATGCCGACCGAGATGCCCTAATTAACATCTTCCTAGGTCAGCCAGTCTGGATTCAGAATCTACCGCCTAATATCACAGGTGGCTCATTTCAGGGCTACATCGAGGGCTGGACATTTAGGGCAAGCTTGAACAATTTAACGGTGACTTTCAATGCATCTCCTGTGAACTTTAGCCAAGTTGCGGTAAAATGGGAACAGGTAAATGCGGCGGAATCTTGGAACACAATCAGTAATAGCCTAACCTGGCTTAATGCGATAGGAGTAGTAGCGTAATGGCAACAACAACCACTAACTTTGGATGGGATATACCCCAATCCACAGACCTAGTAAAGGATGGCGCTACCGCTATTGCCGCACTTGGTCAAGATATCGATACCGCTCTGGTAGACCTTAAGGGTGGCACGACTGGTCAGGTATTATCTAAAGCATCAGGAACAGATTTAGACTTTACCTGGGTCACAGATGCGGGCGATATCTCAGGAGTAACCGCTGGCACAGGTATTTCAGGCGGTGGCACATCTGGCACAGTTACAGTCACCAACTCAATGGCAACCGCCATCGATGCTAAAGGTGACCTCATTGGCGGTACAGGCGCAGATACATTTAGCCGTCTAGCAGTCGGCACTAATGGTCAAGTTCTTACCGCAGACTCAGCTGAGGCAACAGGATTAAAGTGGGCAACGGTTGGATCGGTTAGTGTTGTAACATTTGTAGATCAAAAGACTAACGGAACAGATGGCGGTACTTTTACATCGGGCGCATTTAGAACCCGCGATCTTAATACTACTTTAGGCACTAATGGAATATCAGGGTCATCTCTAGCTAGTAATCAAATTACTTTGCCCGCTGGAACCTATAATATAGCCGCTAATGCGCCGTCATTAATTGTTAATCAAAGCGCCACCAGATTGTATAACATTACTGACTCGGCGGTTGCTTTGCTTGGCAGCGTAAGCTGTAGCTCTAGCGGAGATTTTACCTCTGTAGATTCTATAATTCGTGGAACCATTACAATAGCAGCGACTAAAGTGTTTGAGATTCAACATATCTGCGCTACTACCCGAGCGACAAATGGTTTTGGTCTGTCTGGAAGTTTTGGACAGTCTGAGATTTACACACAAATTACAATTACTAAGGTGGCATAATGGACATATCATTAGCATTAGAATTTATTAAACCAAATGCTGAGTATTTTGGTAGTTTAACCGATAACACAAAGGATAGTTTTGATAATTTGGTTTGGTTAGATGAATCACCAAAGCCGACATGGGATGAAATTATTGCCGCACATGAATCAGTTATTGAAGCCAGCGCTGCAAAAGATTTAGAGCGGGCAAACTTACTAGAGCGTTTAGGCATTACCGAAGAAGAAGCTAAACTCCTACTCGGATGAAGCCTGTTCTATGCAAAGCTGGTCAGCAATTACGCGAGCAGTTCGATGATACCTTCCCAGATCGTGATAGGCGCTCGGATGGATGGATTGGCGATACACGCCATTCAGCGCGTCCTAGCGACCACAATCCAGATGCAACGTCTGGGGTGGTTCGAGCAATCGATGTCGATAGAGATGTGTCTGGTTCAGCTAAGCCCGATCTCATGCCCGATATTGCTAATCAGATTCGACTCGCGGCAAAGGCGGGCGATAAGCGCATCGCCTACGTCATCTTCGAGGGGCGAATTGCTTCCTCTCGCATGGGCTGGCGCTGGCGCAAGTATTCTGGAAGCAACGCGCATAACCACCATTGCCATATTTCTTTCACTAAAGCGGGCGATACAGATAGTTCGTTCTTTAATATCCCGATGCTAGGAGCTGAATAATGGAAGCAGTAATCATAGGAGCTTTAGGACTTATGGCTATTCCTGCCATTCGTGCGGCTATCAAGTCATACCGATCTAAGAAGGCTCTCGCTGATGTAGCCGTAGATGCTATCGAAGCGGCAGTAGATGCTATCGATAAAAAGAAATGAACCTTCAGGATTACGCTGCTATTGCAGTAGCGATAGTGACGGTTCTGGCTGGTGTAGCTGCTCTACTCCGCTTCGTGATTCTTCACTATTTACAGGAGCTGAAGCCGAATAGCGGTTCGTCAATTAAAGACCAGGTAAATCGTTTGGAGACACGCGTAGACAAAATCTACGAATTGCTACTAGCTAAGGGAGAATAATCTCATGGCAAGGAAACGACCAACCATCGACCTAGACACTTATAGTGCCTTAGATGCTTATGCGATAGCTCTGAACGAGTATTACAAGTCTTTGCGTAAAGCTGGATTTACTGAGACTCATGCATTTTGGCTGCTATCAGATCGTGAATCCTTTCCTGATTGGATTATTCCTAATCTACCCAATCGCATCGACAATATCCCCTATGAGGACGATGAGGATTAAATGAAGAAAATCGTAATTCTGAGCGACCTACAGGTTCCTTTCGAGGATGTTCATGTCGTACAGAATGTCGCACGATTCTTAAAGACTTTTAAGCCAGACCAGACAGTTACCATCGGAGATGAAATTGACTTTCAGACCATTTCCAAGTGGAGCCAGGGTACTCCTGAGGAATACTCTCAGAGCCTAGGCGATGACCGCGATAGATGCGTTGAGCTACTCTGGGAGCTAGGCGTAACTGACTGCATACGATCTAACCATACTGACCGTCTCTATAATGTAATTATGCGCAAGATTCCAAGTTTCCTAAGTCTGCCCGAGCTTCGGTTCGAGAAGTTCATGAAGTTTGACGAGCTAGGCATAACCTTCCATAAAAAGCCTTTGCAGCTAACCCCTGGCTGGTTTGCGGTTCATGGCGATCACACTCCTATCAAACCACAAGGCGGAGCTTCTGCAATGGAAGCTTCAAGGCGCATGGGGGTCAATATCGTGTCTGGCCATACGCACAGAGCCGGCCGGCAATCCTTCTCAGAAGCCATAGGAGGCCGACAGGGGCGCGTTCTACATGGAGTTGAGGTAGGCAACCTGATGGACTTTAAGCAGGCTGGATATACCAAGGGAACCGCTAACTGGCAACAGGCTTTCGCAATCATGTATGTAAAGGGCAAGAATGTCCAAGTTGATCTTATCTACAT